ATGGGTATTTATTTTTATTTTATTAACAGGTTGTGCTTCATTACTTTTAACAAACTGTACTGCACATGTATGTCCAGATCAAACAAAAGTTGAAATTGGAGTAACTGAAACAGATGCTAAAAATGATAAGTTACAAGAAAAGAGATCTATCACTCAAACTTGGAAGTGGGGAAAGGTAAAATGTCAAGACAGATAAAAAAATTTATAGTTAAATTAAGAATGTGGTATGCTGATGCGAAGGGTCATCATGGTAAGAGGTGGAATTATGAACCATCAGAACATTATTTAGGAAATAAAAAAAAACATGACAGATAAAATTTTACCAATGCTTATTGGATTATTAATTGCACTTGGAGGCTGGTCGCTTTCTCGTACATTTGAACTTTCAACTATTCAAGCAGTACATGAAGATAAGGTACAAAAACTAGAAAGACATGTTGATAAATTACAAGGTCATATAGAAAACATGATGGATAAAGACAAAGAGATTATGGATCAACATAAAAAATTATTTGAAGTTTTAGAAAATAGCGAATCATCAACAGGATATAGTTACAATTAATGATATGGCAAAAAAAATCTGGAATAAATCTAAAGCAGTAATGGCTGTAGGTTGGTGTGGTGTTTGTCAAAAAGAATTGTTAAGTGATGCGGGTGGATGGATTGTCAACGCAGAAAAAAAACACTTTTGCCACGATGGTCGTGATGGTAGTTGCTTTGATAAATATATTATTGAACAAAGAAATATAGCTGAAGATGCTACTTACGAAGGTGTTTAAATTAAAACTCCATTATACCATCCTAATAAAAGACAAATAGCAATTATAACTCCAAAAAGCATTAACAATAAATATAACTCTTCCATTTAAGTAATACTTGCTTTTAGTTCCTCAAACTCTTTCCATAAAGTTTGCTCCGGAGACCAAAATCTTTGTTTGTTTTTTTTCATTTTAATAGAATGTAAAACTGTGGTATGATCAGCATCAAATATTTTGCCTATTGCAGTTAAGCTCATATTAAATTTTTCAGATAATAAATTAAATATTATATTTCTAGCTCTACACATATCTTGTTTGCGAGATTTATTTATTGTAAGTTCTTTTTTATTAATTTCATAGCGTACACAAACTTTATTTATAATACTATTTATAATAGAAGAATTAGGTTTACTAAAACTAAAACCAGCAACATTTTTTGTTCTATGTTTTTTAATATCTTCATTAATAAAAGCATCAGTTATATGTTCTTCTGGAATAAATCTTATTGGTTTTGTTATTCTTTTTTGATGATAGCCATTTTGAAATCCTAATTTATAAATTCTTTTTTCTCTATCACTTAAACAATCGTATGATGTTTTAATTTCATATATTAATTTATTATTGTTTAATGTTGCTAAATGTTCGTCAAATGCTGACGAAGTTGATTTTTGGGTCATAAATATCCTAAGGTTTGTTGTTGTTTTTTTCAATTATAAGTTTAATGACTATCTTGTCATTAAAAGTTCTTGTGTCTGCACTACCTTACTCATCAATCTAATACTATCTTTATGATATTTTTTAGATAGCTCCTTTGTCTCCAGAAACTTTTTGTGTTTCTTCTCTTGGAGATCCCTGTACCTTTGCAGACGAGTCTTTAACTCGGTCATCCTTCTCCTTTTTCACTTTTATAAAGTCAATTTTAATATCATTGACTTTTACTTCTACAAATTCCCCTATGGCTTGTGGATTTGCAGCCTTCTCAGCGTCATCAAAGCTGTCAATATGAGTAAAACTAGCCTCGCCAAATTTACGCCTGATATATTTAAACATCTTTATCCTTTTTGTCTAGTGCTTTTTTATGCAGTTCTTTAGCCATTTTTGAGTATATTTCTAAATCATCATAGCTATCTGCTTTATATTTTTTAGTTGTTCTATATAGTTTAAGAGCCATCATAAGTTGAGCAACTTGATAGGGGTGCATATCATCTTTTAAAATATCATGTAAAATAACATTAAACATGACAGCTAATAATCTAAAGTTTTCCTGATAATCACCATAATCTTTATGACGATCTTCTACAATTTTATTTAATATTTTTTCGTTAATATCTATTGTGTTCATATTGTTTTTCAATGAGGTGGGGAAAACAACTAAAAGAAAAAAGCCAGAAAGGATTGGCTAAAAAACCCCACCTCAAAGTTTTACAA